GTACACACTAGCAATTACTCCTACGAATATTGTTTGATACCAAAATGGAAGATCGCTAAAATATTGAAAAAATAACTTCATCTTTTCCATGTGTGCTGGATTATCTGACCATACTGCAAACCCTAACATTACTATTGGTACTGATAATAAAATTAATATGAATTCGTCTTTCCAATCAGATTTTTGATTTTCAAGAATAGTACCTTGATATTCAATTTCACCTTTAGCCATACGTATTGCAGTTTGTAATTTTGCATCCGAGATAGCTTTTTTCGTTCTTTGATTGTTAGCATATACTTCCGCTCCTGTTTTGAATGCCATGCCAAGTAAACTTAACCACATTTTTAACTCCAAAATTTAAAATATTTGCCAACTCCTAGGATTACACCTATTAATGCTCCTATAACAAATATGGCTCTAATTCCACCTTTACCCATAGCAACTTGTTCTTTTAATTCCTCAATATCTTTTGAGTTTTTTTCTAAGATAGAATATATATTATCTAATTTTATACACAATACTTCATTATTTGTTTTTGTTGTTCGTTTTTTTTTAACTGTTTTAGGCATTTTTTATTTCCTCACACCAAAATCTTATGACAGTTCTATTGTAATTCAAATCTTTTTCATCTAAAAAATTCATAATTTCATAAGATTTTTTATATCCATCTATGCCACATTCTTTATAAGAATTATATATTTGTTGATTACTAATAGGATTATCACATACATTTGATAATGTGTGACATATTTGCAACACTAATATAAATTTAACCATTTTTTCTTCTCAATTTAACTCTTTTATCACGATCTTTAAATAAAATTTTAATTCTTTTATGCCAACACCAAACATTAATCATACCAGCATATTTGCCTATTTTTTGATATATGTAATCTAATATTTTATTTATCATTTTTTCATCATCATTTCGTTCATATGATTATACACTCTACCAAACTGTTGATTAATAATAAACAATTCAGACTGTATTCCCGAAGTTTTTTCTTTTAAATCTACTACGCTTACAAGCACCCATGTACTTAATCCCATTAATATACTTGCTAAAACTCCAACAACCCATTTCATATCTATACTCATTTACCACCCCAATCGTGAGTATCATCATTCACAACACAATGATTAATATCTTGTTCAATTCTATCTGAAACTGTTTCTAATGGATTTTTTTCTGTTTTTAAGTGTGCTAAGATTTTTCCTTTGTTTATACCTTCTTTAATTTTATAACCAGAAGTTCCATTAGCATTGATTTCAACTTCTTTTCTTGTTTTAAAAAGAAGTTTATCGCTTTGTTCTTTCTTTTTTTCTTCGTAATTTTTAACTATTAAATCTTTTAATCTTTCCATAAGGCATAAAAATATAATTTAAACACCTATTTTATCAAATATAAAGGTTAATAGAAATAAATTATTTAGTCTTTTTTTTTCTTGATTTTAGATAATTATTTTCTTCTAAGACTTGTTCATATAGCTTACCTAGAACCACAACTTCTTTTTTAAGTTTTTCTAGGTAAACTATTTTATCCCACGCTTCTTCTTGAGCGTCTGTAATCCATGCTTGCAAAGGTTTAGTTGCTCTATCCATGGTACATTTATAAGCAGTTATTCCATCATCTGATCTTTTAGAAAATCTATGCAATAAATCCCTTACTAAAGGGTCTTTAGTTGCAATAAATGGTTTAACTATTTTTGTCATTAAAATGCCACATTCATATAATGATTACAAAATTGATTTACTCTACAATAGTGTTGACATCTAACGTCTTCACCTTTTCTATGAACAATTGTACAGCCATTTCCTTCAACCATTTTTTGTTGTTCTAAAAATTGTAAAGCTAGTTCTTTTGTTCCAAAGACACGCCATGCAGTTTTTCTATTATCTTTATAAATTGCATAACTATCTTCTTTACGCCATCTTTCTTTAGCAGAACATACAGGTATTTGTTCAGATTGTTCAGCTTCTTGATGAAGTTTTATACGTGAACGAACATAATTATCTTGTTCTTCTTCTGTCCATCTACGTACTGGTATCATTACAACTTGTTTACGTGGATAGTTATCTGATTGCATAACTTTCATTTTAGACCAATCACGTAAAATTGCCATAATACTTAAAGATTTAACTTTGATTTGTTTTTTATATCTGACTAAATCTTTTTGATTTTTACGACAAAGAAAATCAAGAACATTTAATTGTTGTTCCCATTCATCTTTACCATTTGTTAAAGCATCAAGAGCAGACCAAGCTGAAGTGGTTTTAAAATCAATAAGATTACCTTCTTTAGTTAAATAATCAAATTGACCGCTTAAAGTCCAATTGTTAGTTATATCATTATCTTTATAGAATAATCTTCTTTCAGCTATATCAACTTTTTGTTTAGCACGTTCAATGATATGATGAACAGATTGTCCTAATAAAGAAAATATACGATCTGATACATCTTCTTTAATCAGATCATAATTACGCATTTCTAAAACCCTAATTCTAGGTGGTGCTATTAAACGAGTAGTAGATATATTAGAACCAGTACTGTCATATGGGTCATTTTTAACAGCACGTTCAATAGCTTTAGGTAAATTAGAAATATTTGTTATTTCCATTAAAATGGTACAGTATCGCCGACTTTTAGATCAGAACCATTATTTTCATCACCTAGATCTTGGTTCATATCTTCCAACTCTTTAGAGTTTAAGATCATTTTTCTAATCCCTTCCGACAACTGATTAAAGTTTTCTTTTTTGCCTTGTAAATACTCATCCATGCTAAACACAAGTGTTGAATTTATTTGTTCAGCAATTTTATCGTTTTTACCTAATGGCATAATGGATGATATCTTGGCTTTACCAGTATCACTCATCATAACATTCATTTTACAAGGTACACCAGCAAGTTTGGCAATATCAAAACTTTGTTTTTCTGTTTCAGAAAATGGCCTACCTCTCCAAGAGGCCAAGTCTTGGGCCAAAGCTGATTTTTCATGTAACGATAATGTATAAAATTTACTAATAGTTAAAGGTTGACCATTACCGTCTTTTTCTTCTGGCACTTCCCAAATTATAAGGACTTGTCTTTTATAAGATACATCGCCTTTATATTCTTTTCTTTGTGTGCCAAGTTCTATTATCTTGATACACCTTGCGTCATGCACACCTGCCGAAACAGTTGGATAACGACTTGTTTCATTACTTGTTTTTGCTATTATTGTTGTCATATTTTTTCCTTTTTTCACTAATTTATTATTGATTAACTCTTGTAAATTATGTATTAACTGAAGTCAAGTTTAATATTGACTTTTGTTAATAAAACAAATATAGAACAAAACATGGCTAGTGTTATAGATGAATTAGTTGAAGAATTAAGGGCAAAACAGAAAAGATTGGATAAGGAAATTATCAATCTTGACAGATCTTCTGTTATACCAGAACATTTTAAAAAAGCAGATGATATACTAAAATTAACCAATGAAGCAATTTCATGCGAAGATCAAGCTAATTATTTAGAACGATTAAACCATGATATTGTAAAAAAATATGAACAAGGATAATAAAATATTAGCAGAAAAAAGAAAAGTAGAAATTGTATCTAAATACGGTGGAAAAAATCTATCTAGAATGCTTGGTATTTCACATCCAGCTGTGTCAAAATGGAAAGTTATACCACCTTTTCGTGCTTTTCAGATTGCCAAATTAGGTGATTATAGTATAGAATATATTAGACCAGATTTAAGAATTGCGCCTCAACGCTAGGCGTAGCGCATCTTTAATTAGCGTAAAAATATAGCGTTTGCTGGGGCGGTTTCCCTTTCATTAATTATGTTTTCCGCCCCAGCCCCCCTTTTCATTTTAATAGCAAAGCTATAGCAATGTTAAAATTTGCTATCATTTTGTTAATGGCAAAAGTATCCCCTTCATCTTCATCTTCATCTTCACCTTCATCTTCAACTGCAACCAAGATAGCCCCTTGACACCATTTTATTTCTGGAGTAAAAACTAAAATTAACTAAACTTAATATGAGAAAATCTACAACAGACGAACAAAGCCCTGCATTTCAGTTTTATGCCAATGATTGGATTTCAGATCCTAATCGTATGAAACTATCATTGGAAGAACAAGGCGCTTATGTGCTTTTGTATTGCCATTGCTGGCGTGGTTATAAAATACCTTTTGATTACGAAGTAATGTCAAGAATGTTAAATTGCAGAACAGAAAAAATTGAAAAGATTTATCCTAAAATAAAACATTTGTTTGAAGAAAAAAAAGACAAAGATAATATTACATATTTATATTGTATTCAAGCTGAAGAAGAACGTAAAGAACAAGCAAAAAATCGTAAAAAAAGATCTATTGCTGGTAAACTTGGTGCAAAAAAAAGATGGAGTGACGAAACTTTAAAAGAAGATGACTAAAATAATTATTTTTATCTTAGCTTGTAATACTTGTAATTTAGAAAGAATAACATTTAAAAAAGACAAAGAATTAGATTGTTCAGAACAGGGTGATTTAATAGTTAGATCAATATCTAAATATTATCCTCAAAAAGAAAATTTTGAACAAGGTTGGTACACAAAACAGGGGAAATTAGTAATAGGATTTAGATGTGAGTAGTTTTAATGAAAATAGTCATTATTCTATGTTTATGGATTATTTTGGTCAGACACATAGTTTTCAAACTTTTGACGATAAAACATTAAATAAAAGATTAATAAAACAATTACACGGAACTATAAAACAACACTTTAATGAATTAGCAGAATTAAATAACAAAGGCGCTGGTATTTATTTTACAGTTAATGAAACAGATCTAATGGGCAGAACAACCAAACATATTACAAAAGTAAGATCTGTATTTATAGATCTTGACGGAACACCATTGCCAGAAAAATTTAATGTTATTCCAAATTTGGTTGTAAATACTTCTCTTAAAAAATATCATTGTTATTGGTTGGTAAAAGATATGCCATTAGAAAGTTTTAGTTTGTATCAAGAGGCATTAGCTATAAAATTTAATTCTGACCCTAAAGTAAAAGATTTACCTAGAATTATGCGTGTCGCTGGTTTTTATCATCACAAAAGAGAACCATACCCAGTTAAAATTATTCAATGCACATCTCAAGAACCTTATACGATGAAAGAAATAAAAGATGGACTAGAATTAAAAAGACCAGAAAAGAAAATTATTCAATATGAAACATCAACTTATAAAGGAAAATATAGCGGAACATTAAAATATGGTTGCAAGGAAGGAGATAGGCATGAAAAATTAGTTAAAATTTTAATTGCAATTAGATTAAGAGGGGAAAGCTATGATTATGCAAAACAAGAAGCATTAGATTTTGCTAAATCTTGTATTCCTCCGTACAATAATCACGAAGCATTATTTCAATTAAACGATATATGGAAACGATATGAACCTACTACGAGATTATCAACGCAAAGCAATTGAAGATATACGTTCAGCTTTTTTAAAAGGCAGAAAAAAAATTTTATTAGTTGCTCCTACAGGTAGCGGTAAAACTGTTATTGCATCTTCAATGATTGAAAAAACAAAACAAAATCAAAATTTTAGTTTGTTTGTTGCACACAGACGAGAATTAGTTATGCAATGTAGCAGAAAATTAGCTGAATTTGAAATACCACACGGCGTTATTATGGCTAATAAAAGTGGAAATGTTTTTGCAGATGTTCAAGTAGTTTCTATTCAAACATTTGCGTCAAGAATACACAAAGATGATTTTATTAAACCACAAGCGCAATTAATTATTCTAGATGAAGCACACAGATCAACTTCTTCTTCTTTTAGAAAATTGATTGCAGAATACCCAGAAGCGTATGTTATAGGTTTAACTGCAACACCTTGTAGATCAGACGGTAAAGGTTTAGGTAATATTTATGAAGAATTAATTGAATGCGGAAACATACGAGATCTTACAAAACAAGGATTTTTAGTACCTACAAGAATTGTTGCTCCAAGTATCCCAGATTTACAAGATATTAGAATTATTGCTGGTGATTATGAAAAATCATCTTTAGATAAAAAAATGAATACTCCTAAATTAGTGGGCGATATAGTTTCACATTGGATTAAATTTGGTGAGAACAGGCCTACTGTTGTATTTGCTGTTTCTATTGCTCATTCAAAATACATTGCTAATATTTTTAAACAAAACGGTGTTCCAAGTGGACACATAGACGGTGAAATGCCAGAAATAGAACGTGAGCGTCAATTGCAAAAATTAAATAATGGTGAAATAAAAATTTTATCTAATTGTATGGTTCTTACCGAGGGTTGGGATCAGCCAAAAGTTTCTTGTGTTATTATTGCAAGACCGACTAAATCTTATTCATTGTATTTACAAATGGTGGGCAGAAGTTTAAGGCCAGCATTAAATAAAAAAGATACTCTAATTATTGATCATTCTGGTTGTGTATATGAACATGGTTTCCCAGAAGATACACCAAATTGGCAATTAAAAACTACGACTTCAAAAGAAAAAAAGAAAAAAGAACCAAAACCAATTGATGAGCAACCTTTTACTTGTGTCAAATGTGACACGGTATATAAACCAACTAAAGAAGAACCAGAATGTCCTAATTGTTCTTTTATACCAACTAAAAAAGAACAAATTATTTTAATTCAACAAGGAAGATTAGTTGAATTACCTAAGATAAAACCAAATGCACAAGATAAAGAAAATTTTTATGCTCAATTAGTTTATTATGCAAAACAAAAAGGTTACAAAGAGGGTTGGGCCAGTTGGACTTTTAAAAGAAAGTACGGTCATTTTCCACACACTAAAAAAGTTTTTCCAGTAGCAACTGGTCACGATGTAATTAAATTTATTCAATATTGCAATATTCGTATGGCTAAATCTAAAAACATGAAGGAGTTGAATGTATGAATGACAATGTATTAGAAACAAAAATGCATGAATTGCGTAAACTTGGTAAAGATTATGCTGAAGCTAAAAAAAACGTAACTATTTTAGAACATGGTAGAAAAATTTTATTATCTAAATTAATGAAAGAAAAAATGATTAATTCCAATACAGGTAAATTAGATTCTGTAAATGCGCAAGAAAGAGAAGCACGAACAGACGAAAGATATCAAAAACACATTGAGGCGCTTGGTCATGCTGTACAACAAGAAGCTGAATTATATTGGGAAAAAACAATTGTTCAGTTGAATTTTGAAGCATGGAAAACAAAAATGATTTCTGATATGAAAGAACGTAAAAATTACAATGCCTAAAAAAAGAAAAGATATTCAGTTATACACTTATGATCGTTATGAGTGTTGGTGGGAAGATGCAACAAGCGGTTGCGAATGGGAAAATATAAAAGAAGCTGAAAAAAGCAAACAAGAAATTTGTTTTACCGAGGGTTATTTATTAAAAAAAAGTAGAGATAATCATATATTCGTAATGTCATTTTCAAAAGATGAAATTGGTGATAAAATGGTTATTCCAAGTAAAAATATCAAAAAGCTAAAAAAAATAGGAAAAAAGATTTTTTACGAAAAAGACTTTGAATATGAAAGCTACTAAAACCAAACAAGAACAAGAACACATGTCTATGGTTGCTGATCTTGGTTGTATCATATGTCGTAAAATGGGTTATCCTAATTCTCCAGCTGAATTACACCACATCAAAGATAAAAGAGGTATGTCTAAAAAAGCTAGTCATTTTGAAGTTATACCTTTATGTCCTAATCATCATAGAAATGGCAAAGAAGCATATCATTACAGTCCTAAATCATTTACAGAAAAATGGGGTGAACAAAAAAATTTGTTAAAAGAAACTTTAAACTATTTAGAACAAGCAAAACGTGATAAAATATAAATTATGGCTAAAAAAGTAGGAATTGTTTATGAACCTAAACGAAAACGCAAAAGAAAAGGCAGACATTCAAAAAAGGACAAAAGAAAGTATAGAGGCCAAGGTAAAAAATAATTTGTGGAAAACAAAGTATATTAATTTAAAATTAAAACATAAAAAATTAAGGGAAATGTATAATTTTATTAAACACCTCCCTTAATTTACTTGTATTAAAATATTAATGCGCCAAGAATAAAACCGAAAACAAATACACCTATATAATCTGATTTATTATAAAACCATTGTTTCCAATCATTTTTGGTTTTTCCAAATATAATCATATATCTACTCCTATTTCTGTTTTAAGATCAACAAACACATCTGTCAAATCATCAGCTATTGTATCTAATTCTCTATAGATGTCATCAGCGCCATTATCTTTTAATTTAATAATTTGATTTATATTAAGATTTAAAAAAATAAGGGCGTTTTTTATTTTGTTTTTTTTAAACATTTTGTCTTTATTTGAATCGTGCAATTCAAAATGTTCATTTGTCAGTTCTGTCATTGTTTTCCTCCTATAGTACTATGTATGCTTGTATTAGTTTATTTTGCCTAACTCCTCTTGATTGTGAATGTATTTCAATTCCGCATTCAGAAAGAGAATAATCATTATGTTTATCAAGTATATCATCTATTTTAGTTCTATAACATAAAGCAAGATTACCTTCTTTGTCGCCAAAAGGATTTGTGCAATAATTATTAGGCAAAATTTTTAATCTTTTTAAATAATTACAATTGCCGTTATAAGTGCTTTTGTTTCCGCTAGTATATTTTAATATCCATTTAATTCTTCTCATAACTTTTGGATACCATTTTTCGTTTTTCCATTGTTCTATTTTATAGTGTTGAGCCATTGTTTTATTTTCCTTTCGTTTTTTGTTTAAGTATTTGATAAGCAATTTTAGGTTCAAGAAAAGCAAATTGATTTATTATTTTTTCACTTTCTTGACCTTTAGCCAAAATTTCAACAGTACCATATTTTCTGTCAATTCTGACTTTTCCTTTTTTTTCTAACTCTTTTAATTTTTCAATTGTTTTTGACATTTTTTTTATCCTTATTATCTGACGGTAATAAACTTATAAAAAATAAAACACCAATTGATGTGAAAAAAAATGAAAAGAATCTACTGCCGTTAAACGACAGTAGAATTCCAAATAATACAAAAATACAACCTAGAACGATTTTAATTGTATCTATCATTTTTTATCTTTTCATTTTGTTCGTTAATAAAATGGTCAGTTTCAATCATTAAAGGAATTACAAGACCAATAAGACCTCCAGCCGATATAAGACAGCCGAGCAAGCCATTACCATTGATTGCAACAAGTCCACCACAAACAATTAAACCTATGCAAAAAAGCATTTTTAATAATGTAAATATAATCATTTTAAAGACCCTCATATTTAAGTTTTTTATAATCACCAAATAAAGCGTCAGCAACTTGGCTAATGACATGAAAAGCCATATTCATACCGCAACCGCTAACACCAACGCTGTTGGTTTTTTCTTTAAATGGATATCCTAAAGCATAAGCAATGTTATAAGATAACCAACTTTTACGAATTTTGCCGTTTTCAACGTCAAATTTATAAAAGTCAATATGCCTATACATTCCACTAGAAGACACATTTTTCACAATGTAATAAATGGTATCATCTTCTTTAATCCAACTTTTTAGATTGTTTAGTGCCTCATCCTTAATTTTTGACTTCATTTTTTATTACCTCCCATGATTTTTGATTAATTAATTTATTAACATCCACCATTTTAGCATGGATATTAATTGGTTCTCTTACTGCTTTGCAAAGGCATTCGTACACGGTTTTACCCGTGTACAAAATTCCTTTAATTCTCATTTTAATCATAATATCCTCCCTTTACTGCGTTTGATCGTACATTGTTTGATATTGGTCTGCCCACTCATCCATAAATTTATTGGCGCTGTAATCAGACACAAGTTCATTGTCATCATTACCTAAAACAATATAAGCCCAACCTATTCTTAGCTTATCTTTGTCATAGATGTTCATGTAGGCCTCGTCACACGCCTCAACACATTCTTTAATGTTTTTAAAATCTGTTGAGTAGTCGCAATCCTCTTTGCCCTCGCCATTGCCGTAATGTACGGTAATTGAATAACCTTTATTCAAACAATACTGCGCTAGGTTCAAGTGTGCTTTCCTTAATTGCGTTGCTTGTTTTATTGTTTCGTTATTTAACATGTTACTCCTTTCATTATTAACTTTGGTTAATTCATAACAATGATTATGTCAATACATAAAAATAAAAAAAAATGTTCTACTTGCGTTCTTTCTGCTTTAGGTTTATACTACAAGAACATGACTAGAACGCTTACAGATCAACAAAAACGGTTCATTGAGTACTTTAGCCAAACAGGCAACGCTACTCAAAGCGCAATCAAGGCGGGGTATTCTGAAAAGACTGCTGAACAACAAGGATATGAGTTAAAAAACAAGCTATCTACCGAAATAGATGACGCTACTAGAAAACTATTATCTGGTGCTGTGCCTATGGCCATTGATAAACTTAAATCCTTAATATCAGAAGATAAGATAAGTCCTAGCGTAAAACTTGGTGCAATCAATTCATTACTAGATAGAACAGGATACCAAACGGTTCACAAAGTTGAAGATATTACAGGCAAGAAAACAGATCAGGAATTACAAGCTGAATTAAATCATCTTCTTTCAACTCTTGGCGTAATCGGCGGGGGTTCTGGCTCTTTAAATTAAATACCCTTTAATCCTCCATATTCTGCTTTAATCACACATATTGCTATATACATACACAATCCTACCTAAAGTACATGATCATCCATGTGCATAGCTTATTTGCTGGCTTTATGCTTGAAATAACGATCTAAGCACACACACACGCACATTCCTAGGCAATCTTGAAGCACATTGGCTTGTGTGATGTGGTCTTGGTACTATTAAAATAACATATGACCCATTCATTATTCACTTACAACACTATAGAGGACACAACACGACAGCAAATGTGTCAGACAGCTCCTTTTTTTGACCCCCACCCCCCAAAAATGTTTTTGTATCATAATTCAATGGATAAATCCGTGCAGTCATCGGTATTTTTTAATATTAACTAAAGTTAATAGGTTGAATATTGTTGTAAAATAGTTATTACTGCTTTATGTCTGGTGTAAAACCAATAAAAAAATTAGAAACAATATTACATTTTAAAAAAAATGATTATGTATATAGATATGTCTTGGTAGATAGATTTAAGCATACTGCTAATGTACACTATGGTTTTGATATTAATGCTAAAAGAACTGAAGAAGAAATATGGCAAATGTTAATTTCTAATAGAAAACTGCGAAGAAAATATATTTTAAAAAATGACAGTTGATTCGTTAGAACGTGCTATAGAAATAGCAAAAGAATTAGAACGCCGAAAAGCGACTAATAGGATGGATTATTATGAACCTTATGAATACCAAAAAAAATTTCATAATGATAAATCTACGCAAAGATTGTTGATGGCTGGAAATAGGGTAGGCAAGTCCTTTTGCGGGGCTATGGAAATGGCATACCACGTG